TGGAGGCATCGATGAATGCACAGATCCGGGCACTCACGGGCGGGGATATCACCAAGGAGGAGACTATCAGGAAAGCCAATGTGTGGCGGGCACTCACCGAACTGGATGCCAAGGCACGCGAGGCAGAGGAGTTAAACAAGAAACTGAATAAATCATGATCAAGACAGAAATCAATACCCCATCGGTACAGGTGGGCTTCGATGCATTCTCTTACTTCAGAGACCTGGCAAAGCGCAACAAGCTATGCTGCGAGCTGGGTTTCATTCCTACCACATGCTCTACACCACAGGCTTTCGAGGGAATGCTGGCCAATATGTCGAAGGGCAGGAACTTCATCGTCATAGATGACACCAACGACGGCAACGTGGCCATCAACGGCGACGGCAGTTTCCGCAAGGTTGTCACCTATACGGTGTGGATCCTGATGCGATACAAGTTCAACGACATGAACGACCGCCAGGAGAAGCTGAACACCTGCAGAAAGATTTTCCGGCAGTTTCTGAGCCGTATCATCATCGACAAGATGAAGTGGGAAAGCGACTTTACCTATCTGCTGAGCGACCAAGTGGACAACCGGGAGATAGGCGCATATTTCATCAACGGGCTCACTGGCGTGGAATTCCACATCGACGTGAGCGAGCCATTAGACCTGGTATATGACAATGAAGAATGGAACGAATAACATCAAGACTCCCGTATCTCAGGAAGACATCCATGCCTACGAGCGTGGATGGGCAGAAGAGATGGTGAAAATCTGGAAGGAGAAGATCATGCACTACCGCATCCGCCATACGGGTGCTCTCTTCAACAGCGTGCAGGCTACTTCCTTCGGAGGTTCCAGCCGCACGATTGCCCATAAGTTCCTGCTCTACGGCCTGTATCAGGAAGCGGGAACGGGCAACGGTTATTACCATGGCAATCCAGGAGATCTCCCGTTCCTGGATCCGAAATACCGTGCGCAGCATCATCTGGGCGAACCCAGACAGAGGCGTCCATGGTTCAACCGGAAGTATTATGCATCCATCATGAAGCTGAACGATATGGAGGGCTATTTCTATGGCGAGGAATACCAGGGTCTGATGGCAGACCTCTTCAAGCAGATGTTCGGCAAGCTGTAGTGTATTTTTGTTAAGGGAATCTTATTTGTATTTTTGCTTCAAAATTAAAATAAAAACATGCAAAACGAAAATACCATACAGGAACTGATCAGCAGACTCACGGAAATTCGAGACGAGCGAGCCAAGGGAGCCAACACGGCAAGACGCGTGGGCAGCGCCATGCTCGCCCTGCTCAACTACGCCATGCAGGATAATGGAACCTATCTCTCGAAGGAGCATGATGATGCTGCAGATGGCGTCATCACCTTCCTGAAGGGGCTTATATCCGAGGCCAAGGCAGAACTGAAGGAAGGAGCTACGTTCGGCGACTTCGTATCAGGAATCAATGGCGGCAAGGGCGCACAGATAGACACTCTTGGTAATGCTGAGATGGAGAGCATCACCGTACGCTCATACATGAAGGTGATGGAGCTGATCGTGAACCGTCTGACTGCACTGGAGGGAGACCAGCTCTTTACAGAGAGCGATACCATCGAGAGTGTCAGCTACCTGGGAGACAACTGCTACGGACTGAAGCTCCGGTCCAAGTATAAGGGTTATTTCACTGCCCAGCACGTAAACAACGTGCTGAAGGGCATTGTCAACAACGTAGCCACGGCTGCTGTCAGCGACAAGACGGCACTCTACTACACCTCGTGGATGCGGGTGAACAGCGTGAATGCCGTGACTAACTACATCGAAGTTTCCCTCTACCCGGACAATGAGGTTCCTGCCGGAAAGAATTTTCCTCCCTGCGAGCTGATGAACATCGCCCGATGGGGAAACCAGACCGACGAGAGCCTGCAGCAATGTTTCTACCTGTCGAGTTCTGAAGGCAGGATCGTGAAGCTCACGGGCGTGACCAAGCCTATCCTGGAGAACTGGAACTACGGTATGGTGTTCGGAGATATGCCATCCTTCCTGAAGGAGATGAACCTGCCACTGATGAAGGACCGGGACTATATGTATGCTGCCGGCATCATCACCCAGGACATCATACAGATAGACTATCAGGGCAAGCCAGTGGTGACCTACGTGGATAGAGGTCAGTTCAGCAAGACTGCCCAGTATTACTGCGCATCGCTCAACGATGAAACCGGCAAATATGAAACATCAGACGTATGGTACACCGGCTGCAAGTGGAGATGCCAGAAGACGGGAACCCATGCGGAACCACGCTGGAACAGCACCGACTGGGCAATGATAGAAGGCAATCCCGCCTTCTCCGTGGATTTTCAGGAAGCGGAAGCCATCTACGACTTCGACAACTTCGTTGCCCCGCTCACCATCGTGGCAACGCTGTACGGGCAGGACATTACGGATGACATCCTCGATACGGATGTTGCCTGGACCCGATATACAGAGAACTCGCAGGGAGTGCAGCGCGTGACTTCGGACACCGTCTGGGCTGAGAAGCGGGGAGGTGCAGGCAAGTCTATCGTCCTGACACAGGAAGACCTCTCGCTGGACAGTGATGGCGTGCCGAAGAAGATCAGTTTCACCGCCACCGTCACCCTGAGGGATGGCATGGGCAATGAGGCAGACAGACAATCCGTATCCTTAGATTATATGAAACCATAAACAAATATCATCATCATGAAACAGATAAGATTTGATTTCAAGTACCAGCCGCTGCAGGTCAATAAATCGGTGACGCTGGGAGGTGGCGTTCCGAACGAGCAGACCTACGATGCCGACTCGGGGGAGTTTTCGCCGGATTATTCCCTCGTGCCGGTCTGCATCAAACCGGTGATCGGCATTATCGACAGAGACCTGATACTGACGAGCGGCTGCGTTAATGCCCAGCTTACAGACGTATCCTGGCGCAGGGTTGTAAATGGAGTGGAAGAGAAAACACCCCTGGTGAGCACAGCAGGAAAATATACGATCACTGCGAGTGGGGACGAGAACGGCAAGCTGCTCTGGTATGTCAATGCCGCACCGCAGAAGCCCATTCTCCTCAGGTTCAAGGCAGCGTATATGGACCCCAGAACCGGACAGATATATAATATTGTAGAAGACGTCTCTATTACGTGCCGTAATGCGACGCATTACATTCCGGTGCTCCAGCTTTCTGGCGGAAGCAGTTACTATAACCCGACCCGTGATGAGGACAAGCAGACCATCACGGCATCTCTCCGTCTCGGAACAGAGGAATGCAGCGCCGGCAAGCGGGCCTTCGTATGGGAGATTGCCCGCAGCAGCGGATACTTCACGGCGGTGACGGCAGACGACCTGGAGCTGAAGATATCCTCAGACGGGACCACTGCCACCCTGGACCGCTCCCTGATGGGCGATCAGATAACGATAAGATGCAGGGCGAAGTACAGCGCAGCCGGCAATCCATCTGCCGTGCAGCTCACAGATGCCTCTCCTTCCAAGGTGATTACCATAGCAAGAAGAGTTCCGCCTGTAGATGTCGAGATCCTGGACACGATAGATACTCTGCAGCCGGGAACCAGGAACTTCAATCCGAGAGCCTACATATATGATAACGTGGGCGAGATTCCTAATCCTACCAAGGATATCCTCCCGATATGGTATTTCGGCACCAACAGTCATACGAAGGCGATAGACTTCGTCCAGCAGGGACACGGGCTCAACCCTACCATCCCCACAGACCTGATGGATGCCAAGTTTGGAGGTATCCTGCAGATAGACCCGGTAATCCTCAATCCGCTGGCTCTACTGACAGACGGAGACGGAAAGGTGATAACGGACGGCGACGGAAAGGCCATCGTGTTCCATTAATTTTCAGAAAATCATCAATTATCAATATAACTATGGAAAGATATGTAAAAGTGAACCGCAAGGTAGCAGAGTTCCTGCACCTTGAGAATGACCGTACGCAGTTCAAGGACGGCAACTTCCTGCTCTGGATGCAGGATATCATGGTATTCGGCAGTCTCATCAACTTCAATCAGATTCTTGCCCAGATAGGTGCTGTAGCCCTGGACGGGGATTCTGCGAAGCAGGAGCAGGATGGTGAGTGTACTCATCTTCTGCCTGAAGCTACAGACGAGAGATTCGTCATAGAAGAGAAGTCAGCCACGGATGAAACCGAAGGCAAGGAGGAGTCCTCTTCCGGTAATGCCGAGGCTAAGGAGGAACCTGGCGAGCAGGTTCCCGGCGAGCAGGCAAGTGTTCAACCTGAAAACAAGGAGGAATAAGGTATGAGCAGCGCAAGTAAAACCGTCCATATCAAGTTTCTCAGCAAGCTTGGTACCTACACCCCGCTGATCCAGTCGCCAAGCGGAGACCTGTATCAGGAATACCAGCAGGTAGGAGATAAGGTGGTGACATACCCGGATTTCTCCAAGACCAAGCCGGAACTGTACTTCATCTGCACATCTTCGAGAGCGGTCGAAGGTGCGGTTACTCCGGCAAGCATGAGATATTACTTCAACGATTCGGAAATCACCTTCGCTTCCAGCGGAGTTTCTGACGGGCTGTTTGCCGGAATGTTTGAAATCATCCGCCCTAGTACGAACCAGCCATACTTCGGTCTCAGAATCGTGAAGAATCTTGCTGAAGCTTCCCGGTTTGCATCTATCGTCATCAAGATGGTGGGCAAGATAACTGCAAGGGGACAGCAGTCGGATCTGACAGATGATATCCAGGAGACGTACTCGATACCCGTTGTTCCTTATACCGGAACTGCCTACAGAGTCACCATCATGGCTGGAGATAGCAAGATGTTTACGCTTCAGAGTCCGACAGACAGCTGTGTGCTGAAGGCGAAGACCACGCAGGGCAACGAGACGTTTTCCAGCGGACTGTACTACAAGTGGTACAGAGCCGCCAACACGGCGAACGGCTGGGAGCAGATTTCAGGGGATAGCAGTGCTACCATAACCGTGAAGGCTACCGACGTGAACTGTACGAGAGAATTCATGGTAGAGGTATATAACAACAGCAGCATGAGCAAGGACAGCATGCTGGGATTCGATTTCCAGACCGTCATCGATACAAGTGATCCATACGAGATAGAACCTCATCCATCTCCTTCGGACGGAAGCATCGATGAGGATACTTCGGGCAACGGATCCGTAACCTATACTCCCAAGCTTGTAACCAGAGGTACGAATAACGTAGTAGCCTCCAAGTTCTTCTTCACTCTGAAGTCGCAGTCGGGTGTGGTTCTCAACACGGAAGCAAGCAGAAATAATACCAAGGCGCTCAGTTCCTTCACCGTGACAAGACAGGATTGCATCAACGGCGGATACAGCGATATTGGACTCACCATAGATTCGGAAAAATAATGGCATCAAAAACCGTAATAATCAAATTCTACCGCATCGGTGTTGGCATTTCCAACACCGATGTGGAATATGCAGACTCCACGAGCAGTTCTACTGCCCCTACATCCGGCTGGCAGACCAATGCTCCTGCCTGGCAGAATGGTCACTATATCTGGACTCGCACCCATATCTACTATACGAATGGGAACGAGAAGCTGAGTGAACCCGTCTGCCTGCCATCCGGAAAGGGCATCGCCAAGATTGAGGAATGGTATTACCTGTCCTCATCGGCAACCTCGCTCGCCGGAGGCTCATGGGTGAAGGATAAGGCTCCTACATGGAAGAACGGATATTATATCTGGACGAAATCCGTCATCACATACACCGATGGTACCAGCAGTTCCACGTCACCGATATGCACGGCGGGAAACAAGGGTGATAAAGGTGATAAGGGTGATGAAGGCGATAAAGGAGAAAAAGGCGATAAAGGAGAAAAAGGCGACAAGGGAGAAAAGGGTGACAAGGGAGAAAAGGGTGACAAGGGCAACCAGGGCGAAAGAGGAAAGTATATGAGAGGTCCCCAGGACTGGAAATCGCTCCCAGATGGATTCACCTTTTACCCCTTTGAGAACAATGAGGTCGCTTTCTTCGATACCATCGAATACGAAGGTGAATACTACGAGTGCAACAAGAAGCACACGAAGAATTCCTCTGTAACACCGCTTTCTGATTATAAGACATACGGAGGTAAAGGAAACTGGAAACTCGGCACGCGGTTCAGCATGGTGGCCGCAAAGATATTGCTAACGCAGTACGCCTTAGTCAAAAATCTGGGTGTAGAGACCATCGACATGAAAGATGCCGACGGTAATATTATCTTTCAGGCAAAAGACGGCGAAGTTACTTGCAACAAAGGTACTTTTAACAACATAAAAGTTACAGGCGATAGTGAATTTAGCGGAACGATGAAAGCCGTAAGCGGAAGTTTCAAAAGTCTAAATTGTGTGGATAATAGCGGCAAAGTCGTGGGTAATATTACCTTTGGTAGCGATGGGCGAATGTGGTTTGACGGCGATATGTACAGCCAAGGTTATAGAGACGATAAAAAACGAAACAACCGATTTTACGCAAGTGATATCCTTTGTCGTGGGGTGTTTGGGCACCTGGAAAAGATTACGGCAGTAGTCAAAGGTACATATATGTATGTGTATTCAAAAGGAGCAGATCGACCGGGTACGTATGTAAGTCTCAAAACAGGCACAACATCGAATAATAAGACTTTTTATTACATACCTCTTTACAGTCCGTCGAATACCGATGATTTGTCGGGTCTGCCAATCGACGTTGTGGTTTTTAACACTTCATCAGATTACTATTATGCTTTTTCGGGCATGAGAAACGGTAAGGAATGGAGAGTTATTAACGGAAACAACAACCAGACAGTACATTTTTGTGATGTTGGCGGTTGGCACTCATTATTGGGCGGTGCCTCAGTAAATTGTATGTATGTAAACCCAGCATGGCTAAATCCAGTACCGGGCACATCTGATATTGGAAGAGGTGTATTTTGGGCTGGAGAGACGGATTTAAATTGGTAACAAACTTTAATTTTATTGAATTATGGAAGTAAAGACATTAAAAACGGTTAATGCCGTATCAACAGTTAACAGCAATCAGACATTCCCGATTGTTGACAGCAACGGAAACATAACTCGCATCACCCTCGATACACTTCGCAAGGTGATTACCAGCGGACTGGATCTCAATGCCATCGAGGATGGTATTTTCATCATGTACCACCGTGCCAGCGATAATTATCCGCTGATGGTGAAACCGCACCAATGGCCATCTCTCGAAAAATCGGGAGAAATTGCAGACGGAGTCGTGATCTTCGAGGGTGGCCGCCACCTGGTTGTGGCTCCAACCCAGGCAGATGCGCTGCCATGGTCGAGTGCTGCCGTACAGGCAGATTCGCCAAATTACGGAAATGATGATAATTATGCAGCAGAGGTTAGCGGAAATAACCGTCTCGCAGTCATGCTCGACTTCAATGGCCGTCAGCATACAGACGCTGCCATCAAGGCATCATCCTCTGCTCACGTCACCAATACGGCATCATACGCTCCAGGATATTGCAGGGCATACAGTCGCGCGAACAGCAAGGGCAAAGGTTTGACGGCAGGTTATTGGTGGCTTCCATCTGTCGGAGAATTGCTGATGATGTACGCCAACAAGCTCAAGATCAACTATGCTCTGTCACTCATCAAGGGTGCGCAGCTCCTCGATAGCAGTTGGTACTGGTCCTCAACCGAGACCAGTTCTGCGCGCGCGTGGTATATGTACTTCGGCGACGGCAGCCTCTACTCCTGGTACGATAAGGTTGGAGGCAGGACTCATGTTCGCCCGGTTTCAGCATTTTTACGATAGTTAGCTGTTAATAGTTAATCGTCCTCGACCTTAAAGTCGAGGACACCCCAGAAAGGCAAATTAAAATATTAATCAAGAGAGATATGACAGCAACGAAGTTGGCAAGCAAAACAAGAATATACATCGATACCAAGCAGATGCTTGATATCACAATAGGCGTGGTCAGGAATTTCCCGAAATCGCAGCGTCCGATATTTGGAGACAGGCTATGCAATATGCTTATTGATAGCCTGAATCATATCGCCAAAGCGTATATGCTTGGCGACCTGAATGTCCGAATCGAACATCTTGCACAGCTGCAGACGAACCTTGAAGTCATATCAACCTTGATTGATATTGCAGGTGAACAGAGGTGGATAATGGGCACGAACAGGCTGGCAACTCTTCTCCGACTGCGCGAGAGTGTTGGCAAACAATGCACAGCATGGAAGGGATCACTCCTTAAAGCACAGGCTGCCGAAAGAAGTTCCAGACAGCAGCCAGTAGCTTGAGCGATCTGGCCAGGGTCGGCAAGATAAGTCAAGCCGAGAGAGCATCCTTCCTTATTAAATGGGCCGCATCCTATCATGTATAGTTAAGAACAAGAAATTTGCGGCGACAACCGAGAACAGTTCTGCGAACGCGTGGAATATGAACTTCGGCGACGGCAACCTCAACAACTGGAACGATAAGGTTGGAGACAGGAATCATGTTCGCCCGGTTTCAGCACTAAATAAGGAAGATAAGTTATATGACAAGATAGAAAATGATAGATTTTAACATACTCTTAGAAGCATACTTCGACTGCCGCCGTCACAAGCGGAAAACAGTCGGCGCTACGGAATTCGAAATGAACTATATGAGCAACCTCGTTCAGTTGCTTGATGAAATCAATTCACGTCAATATAAGATTGGAAAATCTATCTGCTTTGTTGTCAAATACCCTCGCTACAGAGAAGTGTTTGCCGGTCAGTTCCGTGACCGCATTATCCACCATTATATTGCGCTGAGACTCGAACCTCTGTTCGAGTCTCAGTTTTCTGACCGTACGTACAACTGCCGAAAAGGCAAGGGCCAGCTGGCAGGTATCAGGCAGCTTCAGCAGGATATCAGGGAAGTAAGCGAGAATTACACGAAGGATGCCTACGTGATGGGAATCGACCTGAAGGGATTCTTTATGAGCATCTCCAAGCCACTTCTTGCCAAGATGGTAGATGACTTCATTGTAGAGAATTACCATGGGGATGA